CTCAGAGCGTGGTCAATCAAATGGCCGCTCAGGCGCGCAGTGTCAGCTTCGAGATGCCTGGCGACCTCACGACTGTGCCAAGGATGATGCTTACCCTTTCCGATACCGGGACCGCATTCGACGGGAGTTACGTTATCTCCGATGTAGAGCGCCGACTATCCTTCAGTCATGGGTTCACACAATATGTGCAAGCGAGGAGCCCTTATTGGACAGTTTCCTCAACCTGATCAAGGGCGATACGTCCCGCATGGACCAGGCCTGGGGCCAGCCGCGACTCGCAATCGTCAGCTCGGTTGATCCGGCGACGTTTACCGTGCGTGTGTTGATACAGCCAGAAGGGGTACTTTCCGGCTGGCTGCCAGTGCTTTCCATGTGGATAGGCAATGGCTGGGGCCTTGCCTGTCCGCCCAGCCCAGGCGACCAAGTGCTTCTGATATGCCAAGAGGGCGATGCGGAGCAGGGCATTGTGGCGGGCCGGCTGTGGTCCAGCGTAGCAACTGCCCCCGCGGCACCCGTTGGGGAATTCTGGATTGTTCATAGAACCGGAAGCTTCATAAAGCTGCAGAATGATGGGTCGATCGCCAGTTCAGCGCCGAGTTGGACGCATCAGGGTGATCTGCATGTGAATGGCAATATCTATGACAGTTATGGTGCCTTGGCGACTTTACGTTCCGACTACAATGAGCACGTTCATCCGCCGAGCAACGTGCCGCCATCACCGCAGGACTGATTTGTGTTGAGCCTACAGGATGCTTCTCTGCCGTGGAACGCCGACCTGACCGCCAGTGCGATAGCGCGTGCTTCGGCGATTATTGACGAACCCGGGCGACTATATATGGCAGCCCAATTATGGCGCTGGGCTTGGTGCACTTGTTGGCCAAACAATCGACATTCTTGCCATTCAGGCGCTTATACGTAGCCAGATATTTCAGGAGGCGAGTGTCGCCAACGTGCCTGAGCCATCTGTGACGGTGAGTAGCTCTGACGGCAATACCATTTGGGTGGATATTCGCTACGTGGATGCCACGACTGGTGAGACCCAGGTGCTGACTTTTTCCATAGGTTCCTGACATGCTTCTGCCGCTGCAGACCTTCACCGCCCTAGTGCAGCAAATGGCGGCCGGCGTGCAAGGCGCTGCGGCGCAATTGATCGATTTGTCGGTTGGGTCCGTGCTTCGGGCGTTGCTCGAGGCCTGCGCATCTGTCGCCCTGTGGATGCAGTGGCTGATACTGCAAGTTTTGACGATGACCCGGGCCGCCACCTGTGTTGGCCCCGACCTCGATAGCTGGATGGCGGATTTTTCGCTGACCAGGCTGCCCGGTGCGCCGGCTAGTGGAACGGTGATTTTCGCGCGCTATACGATCGGCCTGGCGACGACCATTCCCGTTGGTGCCCTGGTGCAGACCAGCGATGGGTCGGAAAGCTTTACTGTTGTGGCTGTCACGACGAACCCTGCGTGGAATGGCAGCAACGGCTATACACTTTCCGCGGCGACCGCCGCCGTAGCCGTGCCCGCGCAGGCGGTGACTGTTGGAACCGCCGCGAATGTCCAGGCGGGAACCATCGCCATTCTGTCAACGGCTATCGCCGGTGTCGATACGGTCAGTAACACCGCGCCATTTGCCGGGGGCATGGACCCGGAAACCGATGTGGCCTTCAGGATACGGTTTCAGCAATATATAAATAGCCGTTCGCTCGCGACGTTGAGCGCGGTCTTTTTCGCCATCTCCTCTGTGCAACAAGGGCTGCGCTATGTAGTGTTTGAGAACCAGAACACAGATGGACAGGCGGCCCCGGGGAACTTTCAGATTACGATAGATGACGGAACGGGTTACCCGCCAAGTTCTCTCATTTCCTCCGTTCAGAGTGCGGTCAATGGCGTGAGGCCTATAGGGTCGATTTTCAGTGTGACGCCGCCGGTGGTGATAAATGTCAGCGTGGCACTCACCCTGGAGACCAGCGATCCGCTCACGGAGCCCGCCGTAGCCGCCATTGTGCAGTCTTCCATCTATAATTGGATTTTGGCATTACCCATCGGCGGCGTACTCGCTATTTCCAGAATTGATGCGCTGGGACATGCGGCAGACCCGAGCGTAGTCAGTGTATTGAATGTAACAATCAATGGCGCCGCAGCCGATCTTTCGGCACCGCCGGCTGGCGTGTTGCTGCCGACCTCGGTGGTGGTAGGCTGAGATGCTTGGCGATACGGACGATATGGCGAGCCGGCTGTGGCGCGTCCTACCAAATAATTGGTTCAATCAGAATTCACCTCTCCTCAATGGGGTCCTGACCGGTCTTGGGACCGGCTGGGCGGCGATTTACGCACTCATCTCCGCCGTGCGGCGCGTTGCCCGGATTGCGACATCTACCAGTTCGTTCTTGGACAGTGCGGCATATGACTTCTTTGGCGCAGCGTTGCAGAGATGGCCGAATGAAGCCGATGCTGCTTACCTGACACGCATTCAGCAGGAAATGCTTCGGCCGCGGGGAACGCGCGCGGCTGTTATTCTTGCGCTTTCCGAGTTGACCGGCCGGGTGCCAAGTATCTTCGAGCCCGCGCTGACGAGCGATACCGGCGGCTATACGCTGGGTGGTGTAGGCTACGGCGCCGCAGGCGGCTACGGAAGCCTTATGCTGCCCTTTCAGGCGTTTATTACGGCGTTTCGCCCGGTCGGCTGCGGGGTTGCGCAAATCGCTGGATACGACACTGGGGGATATCTTGCGTACGGGAATCTCCCTGCGCTGCAAATCGATTCCCAGATTTTCGCGACTGTTGAAGCGACGACGCCGATCGGGACAATCACCTGGACGCGTATCTCTAACTAAATCTCACGAGACTGCAGGGGTCATTCACAGTGGACAGACAAATCGTCTATCCCGGCGCTATACCGCTGGATACAGACCTGCTGAATGCGCAGCGGGAGGCCATGGTTGCCGTTGGCTATCTGGCACAAACGGTGCTCGGCACCGGCCCTGTGGCGGTCGGATTGGGTTGCTCACCGACCTCACCCGCGTCAATGAGCGTTTCCATCGGCCCCGGCGGTATAACCCAATTTGGTGTTGTGGATACGACCCCTTTTGGCTCTTTGCCCGCAGAAACGACGGAACCACTTCTGCGCATGGGCATTAACCTTGGCCCAACCAGCTTCACGTTGACAGCACCAACGGGCCCCGGCCAGGCGATTAATTATTTGATAGAAGCAACGCTTAACGAAAACGACCAAACACCGATTGCGTTGCCTTATTACAATCCGTCTAATCCCGCGCAACCCTATAGCGGGCCTTCCAATAGCGGGATAGCGCAGAATACACAGCGGTTGCAGCAGGTTCAGGTGCAAATGAAGGCAGGAGCGCCCGCCACCGCGGGCACACAAGTAACGCCGCCTGTCGATGCGGGTTGGTCCGGCCTATTTGTGATAACCGTTCTGACTGGGCAGACCCAGATTACCGCGGGCAGCATTGCGGTTCTTCCGACGGCACCTTTTATAAATTGGACCTTGCCGCAAATAACACCGGGCACACGCAACCTTGCTGTCTTCTCCCCCACCACCCAGGGAAATTGGACGGTACCGGCAGGCGTCTCACTGCTGAAAATACGCTTGTGGGGTGGTGGTGGCGCGGGTGGGGCGGGCTTTGGCGGGGCTGGCGGTGGGGGCGCCGGCGGCGGCTATTCTGAAGGTTTTTATCCGGTGACCGCAGGCCAAACCTATTTCGTGACCGTTGGCAACGGGGGCGTCGGCTCCGGGACGCCCGGCGGCGGATCGAGCTTTGGCGATCTCACCTCCGCAACCGGGGGCGCGGCAGGGGCTAACGGCGCATCCGGAGAAGGCGGTGAGGGCGGGGCGTCCGGGGGCGCCGGGACCGGATCTGGCTTTATGGTGCCCGGGAGTGCCGGCGCCACGGGATTTGCCGCGGGGACAATCTGGGTCAGTGGCCAGGGCGGCGCGGCCTATGCGGGCGGCGGCGCTGTGGCGGCTGTGGCGCCACTCAGCGCGGGCTTGGACGGAAGCAACGCGGGCTCACCAGGCGGTGGTGGCGCGGGTGGCATAGGCGGCGGCCTGGGCGGCCAGGGGGGCGCGGGCGCCGTTTTGGTGGAGTGGTAGCCACAAGTCTCTTGAGGGTCGAAGGAAAAGCGCATGGGAACACCGGCAACATATAGCTGGATACCCAGCACGGCGCGCGTGATCGTGCTGGATGGGTTTGGTGCCATTCCACGAGGGACGTTGCAGCTGCCGCAGGCCCCTTTGGCGTGGCCGGAGAAGGACCCGAACGATATCCTGGACTATGTCTTCGATATTTCGGAGGCCGTGGCGGGTAATGAAGGCGATTCGATCGCTACACTCGACGTGACCATCTCGCCGGATAACCCGGGAGATCTCACGCTTCAATCATCCAGCGCTGATGGGACACAGGCGATTCTTTGGTTGGCGGCGGGTTTTCCCGGAACCACCTACGACGTCAATATCACCATCGGCACCAATAGTGGCCGCATTATTGCTCGCACGGTGAATTTGCCGGTTGTGACGTTGGCGGTTCCACCGATCAGTGCAAACGACCTTCTGACCGATAGCGGCCAGCTTATCGTTGATCAGTCGAACGACCCCATCGAGACATCCTGAGAGCCGGGGATTTGTAGATGCCGACGATCGACGAACTTCCGCCTGCCTCCTCTGTCAGCGACACTGACGAGTTAATGGTATCGCAGAGCCTGATTGCTCGAAAGGCCACGCGTGGCCAGATTATTTCTGGTTTGCAGCCAAGTCTCTTTTTACCACAGGCGAGTTTACTGGGGCGCGTGAGTGCCGGCACCGGCGGCCCT